GATGAATAAGTGTTTAGATGAACCTGTAGAACTATCTCCAGAGATTGTAGCACTGAGAGAGAGAATAAGAATAAGTACTCCTTCTAAGGGAAACAACTTCCCTGAACAAGATTACAGAGGATATTTCTTAGTATTACAGGAAGAGATGGTAAACAATATTCCTCTAAGAAATGTAGAGATCCTACAACAAGGAGTGGTAGTAGCAGAGACAGATAAGACCTTTGCATCAAGTGTAGAAGTTATTTTTCAAGAAGCAAGACTTCAAGTAGACAGACTTTTGAAGTAATCCTATTTATATTAATATTATGAAAGCATCACAATTCAAACAACTAATCAAAGAAGCAGTAAGAGAGGTTCTAAAAGAAGAGCTATCTAATACAACATCTAATGTACAGGAGAAAGTACAACAACCATCAGCACCTTCTACAGGTATTGCAACCTTAGATGCTATGTTGAATGAGACTAAAGCAAACATGAACAGTGAGGATTACAGAAATGTAATCAACATGTCTTCACAAGACGCACAAGGATTTGGTATGATGAAACCACAATCCTCAGATCCTACTCATGTAAGTCAAGCACTAAATACTGCACCTAAAGTAGGTTTAGATATCTCACAGTTAGATTTTGTAAACAAAGCATCTGCTATTTACAATAAAGCAGTAGAAAAGAGTAACAACAAGTAATGGCTTACAGTAGAAAGAGAATAGATCCTTTAGATCTCCAACCAAGAAAAGCGATTGGAGTAAATCTACCCTTTAGAGGTCCAGGAGGACTCTCTTCTACTTATGAGAGTAAAGATGCTATCAAGGTAAATATTCTAAACTACTTCCTAACAGGGAAGAATGAGAGAATGTTGAATGTAGATTTTGGAGCAGGGTTGAGAAACCTTTTATTTGAAAACGCTACAGAGATAGGATTATCTGAAGTTAGAGAGAGTATTATTGAAAGTCTAGGAGTAATGTTTCCTAGAGTTATTGTAAATAAGCTAACCTTAGAGATGGATCCTAAAACAGGAGTTATTGTTATGCATATGACTTATTCTATTTCAGAAACTAACATACAAGATAGTCTTGCAATAAACTTTGAAGCATAATGGCTAAACAGATAGATGTAAAATACACAGATAAGGACTTTAGGAGTCTAAAGAATCAGTTAGTAGAGTTCTCAAAGAACTACTTTCCAGATACTTACAATGACTTCTCTCCTACTTCACCTGGTACAATGTACATGGAGATGGCAGCATATGTTGGAGATGTACTAAGTTACTACCAAGATATTCAGTACCAAGAATCCTTATTACAGTATGCACAGGAGCCTGCTAACCTTTATGCTATGGCATACATGATGGGTTACAGACCTAAGATGACAACTGCAGCACAAGTAGAGTTAGATGTTTATCAACAGGTAGGAGCAGTATCAGGTTTACCTAACTGGACAGAAGCAGTAACTCTAACAGGAGGAACACAGTTAGAATCTCAAGCAGCAGGTAACACAAGATTCTATGTTGAGGATAGTATTGATTTCAACTACTCAAGTTCTTTCTCTCCAACTGAAGTAACTGTTTACTCTCAAGATAGTTTAGGAGCAGTAAACTCTTTCTTATTGAAAAAGAAGGTAAAAGCAATATCTGGAGAAGTAGAAACTAAAACATTCTCAGTTGGATCAGCACAAAGGTTTCTAACTCTTGCTTTAGAAGATAATGATATTATTGGAATACTAAAGATAGAAGATTCAGAAGGTAATGAATGGACTGAAGTTCCTTACTTAGCACAGAGTACTATTTTTGTAGAAGATCCTTCTACTACTCCTGCTACTATGAAGTTACAGAAGACTCCAAGAAGATTTGTAACAAGGTTTACTTCTAAAGGAACCTTACAGTTACAGTTTGGATCAGGAGTAAGTACTCAAGAAGATACAGTCATTACTCCTAATCCATCAAATGTAGGTTTAGGTACTCACTATGGAGCCTCTAAGTTAGATGTAGCATATGATCCTTCTAACTTTATGTACACTCAAGAATATGGATTAGCACCTGCTAATACTACTCTAACAGTTACTTATTTATCAGGAGGAGGGATAGCATCAAATGTACCTGCTAATACTATCACAAGGATTGTATCTCTAACAGGAGCAACACCTTCAGATGTAAGCTTCACAAACCCTAAAGCAGCAACAGGAGGTAAGGATGAAGATACCTCAGAAGAGATCAGACAAAACTCTTTGAAAGCATACAGAGAACAACTTAGAACTGTTACTAATGAAGACTATGTAGTTAGATCTTTATCTATGCCTTCTAAGTTTGGATCTATTGCTAAAGCACATGCTGCCCAAGATCAACTAACAAAGAACACTAACACTACAGATTCTATTTTAGAATCAAATCCTTTAGGAATATCTCTTTACATTTTAGGATATGATAATGGAGGAAAGTTAGCGAATGTAGATAACCTAATCAAGAGAAATCTACAGACTTATCTCTCTCAGTACAAGATGATAACTGATTCAATAAACCTAAGAGACGCATTTATTATAAACATTGGTATTGTATTTGAGATAGTAATCAGACCTAATGAAGTAGCGAGAGAGGTATTACTAAGATGTAACAACGCTTTGAGAGATCACTTCAAGATAACCAGATGGAACATCAATCAATCCATCAACTTATCAGAGATCTACACTTTATTAGATAAGGTATCAGGTGTACAGACAGTAAAGAACATTGACATTTCAAACAAGGTAGGAGGAGACTATTCACAGTTTAGTTATGATATCAAGGGAGCGACCAAAGATGGTGTTGTTTATCCTTCTTATGATCCTTGTATGTTTGAGGTAAAGTTCCCAGAGACAGATATTATTGGTAGAGTAACAACAATCTAAGATGGCATTATTTAGAATCTTTCCAAACAAAGACGCTTTTATTACAAGCGAAAAACCTACATCCAACACTGGATTAGATGAGATCTTAGAAGTAGGTAACTACAGAGTAGGTGGAACAAACTACAAATCAAGAGCGTTACTCTCCTTTTCAGATCAAGATTTAGGAAGAGTAAGATCTTTATCACAGGGTAATGATTTAACTTCCAACCTAAAGTTATTTGTAGCGAACGCAGAGAGTATTCCTACCTCTTACACTTTAGAATCTTATCCTTTATTAGGATCTTGGGACAATGGTACTGGAAGGTACACTAATGTACCTACAGTTACTGATGGTATTTCTTGGGAAACAAGAGTAGGGTTTGACACTGGATCAGTATCAGGGAGTGTTTCTTATGGAATCACACATACTCATGATGTAACAATGGATATTAGTACTATTGTAGATACAGTTTTATCTGATCCTTCAAACAATCATGGTATTGTAGTAAAGGTTTCTGATGATTTAGAGAGTGACTTAGACACAGATTTCAGGTTGAAATACTTCTCCAGTGATACTGGAACTGTACATCCTCCTTATTTAGAGTGTGGATGGAATGATTTTGTAAGAGAGACAGGTAGTTTATCAGAGATAGACACAACAGAGTTAGTTTACAATATCAACAACAGATCAGAATACATCAATGAAGGTAAACAGAGATTTAGGTTAACAGTAAGGCCTAAGTTCCCTATTAGAACTTTCTCCACAGAATCAATGTATTTAGTAAATCACATTCTACCAGAAGAGAGTTACTGGGGAATACAGGATTACTACAATGGTGTAATGGTATGTGACTTCAGTGAGTTTACAAAGATCAGTTGTGATGATAAGGGTAATCATTTTGATGTTTACTTTGAAGGTATTCAACCAGAGAGATACTACAAGGTATTAGTTAAGACTACTATTGATGGTAGTGAGTTAGTTTTAGATGATGATGTTATTTTCAAAGTAGTACAAAATGTCTAAAGAAGAATACAGAGTAGGAAGGACTGTAATAGATAAGAAGTCGTTTGATAAGACTATCAACACTGACTTCAAGTTCTACACAGATCCAGTTCCTGTAGAGGATACAGATACTGTAGAAGAGTTATTCAGATTGTATGAAAAACTTTACTTAGAGGTACCTTTAGAAGGAGACTTATCACACACTACTCTTATTGAGAGAAGTAGTGAGTTAGTTCAAGTAGATAATACAAATGAGATCATTGATCCTTTACTAAAGGAGATCTCTGAACTAAGAAGTGAG